CATGGTTCCATCATGGACTACTGAATGTTAAAACAGGAAACCACGACAAGGATCCTAACTTCACAGAGCCAACGTTTGAAGCACTGTTTGAATCCACGTACGGTGTTGCACCAAGTGGTGACTTCTATGATGCATACAAACTGGTCAAGAGTTGGAGAGATGCATTACAGAAAGCATTCTGGGTCAACAAAGGCAATCCAAACAGAGCAAAACTTGTTGCCGCTTTGGACAAGATGATCAAAGACCCAGCGTCAGTTGCCGCTATCGAGAAGAAAGTGGGACAGTACGAATGGAGAACAGGTGCAGAGGGTGATGCCGCAGTTAGAACACTGAAGTCATTCATTACACCAGGTGCGTTGAAAACACTCACTGACTTTGGAAAGAACCAGTTGGGTTACAATGCAGTCTACAAAGAAGAGCTGACCAAATAATGTACATACTGTTTACAGGGGCACCAGGATCGAAATGGAGTAGTGTTGTTAAAAATATCTACTGGAGTGATGACGTTGATCACACCGATTACTCAGAGGCTAGAACATATCGCCACGATGCTGATACCCCTGGACGCAGTCACTTAATGCACATTGGAGCCTACTGGGATCCGGGCATGGAGTTTGACGTGGACGAATGGGACAAACCATTCTCCGGCACAGGCAAGAGGATAGTGAAAGCCCACACGTTCGCACACCAGTTGGACAAGCTCAAGGCCAAAGGCCATCCCATAGTGATGGTGTACAGGAACGACTACGAGTGTCTGGAGTGGTGGAAACTGTGTGGAGAGTTCAACATCACATATCCCAACTATAGATACTTTCAAAATTTAGACAAGATGTGGGAACACATACAGGCAGAGAACAAAGACACGATGCAATTCATAAAGGACAACAAGGAAAGAATCACACAGCCAAAGGACAACGTGGACCTTTGCAGGAGCCTGGAAATAAGTTTCCCAGACAACAAAGGACGGATACACAATTACGCACAGAAAGGAATACAGGTATATGTCTACAAGTAATTGGGAAGAAGCAAAAACAAGAAGCAACTATCACTTCAACAAGTGGCACCGGGACACGGACTGTGTGGAACACTTGGGCAAGTTCACAGGTGGGTGGCAGACAGAACTACAAGCAGTGATAGAAGATGGCAAACCTCTCAACTGGGCCAACCGTAGGGAAGGAACAGGCAGAGAGAATGTCAATGTCAATGTGGAAGCAGAAGAGAATGATCTAAAGACAGCAGGTGCAGACCCCAAGATGACCATATACAGAGGACTTGCAGACTTCACCAAGTGTCCAGCACTGCAAAGGATGACAGACTTCTTTGCGTTGACCACAACAAAATCCAAACTGCACATACAGTTCACGGGAGAGGTGTTGAACATGCACATAGACAAGCTGTATGACCTAGACGCTGACCCAAACAATGTTGTCCGTATCATGGTGATGCTACAAGATTGGGAACCAGGACAATTTATAATGTATGGCAACGAACAGTTCGACAGATGGCGGACAGGAGACATACACAAGTTTGACTGGCAGAACCTACCACACTCAACAGCCAACTCCAGCAACAAGCCCAGGCCCATGTTGGTAATCACAGGTGTGATGTCAGACAAGACCAGAGACATACTATCGAAGCCAATCAAGAAAAAGATATAGACTTAATCAAACTTTTAATATATATTAAAGTATGAACAAGAAAATATTCGCACAACTGCTGGTACACAGTGAAAACGATCTCAACAAGATAACACAACCTTACATAATGGAAATATTTGGTGTTGAAGTGGGTCGTTGCGACACACTGGAACAGTATGCAGAGGCAATAGATGTTGCCTGTCTACACAAATATTTCTCCAAGTACTGGGAAAATGACATAAAGAAATGGAAGTACTCTGGACTGGCACTAGTAGATGAAGTGAACAGTCTCAAACCAAGAGCAGTGCTAGATGTAGGTTGCGGATACAACGAATTCCGAGGTAAGATAGATAACTTAATTGGTATTGATCCCTACAATGACCAAGCAGACTTACAAGTCAGTACACTGGAATACAGGACCAATCAGAAGTTTGACGTTATAATGTGTTTGGGATCTGTGAACTTTGGTAGCAGGGACAAGATAATTGCAGAGATGGGAAGATGTGTGGACCTGTTAGAAGACGGAGGTACTATGTTCTTTAGGGTCAATCCGGGAGTGCAACACGACAAACCAGAGGCCAAGTGGATTGAATTCTTTGCATGGAATGTTCCATTCATAATAGAATTATCAGAGATCTTTAATCTAAAAATACTAGATATACGTGACGATAGTAACCAACGTAAGTATTTCATTTACAGGAAACTAAAATAAGCATTATTTCCAGTAGACTTATGCTAGAATTGTGCTACAATAATGAGTAAATACCTACAATGCAAAAACATACTAAAAGTCTATTAGAAGAATTAAGCTCAATGCCCTTGCACAGAGACAAGGAAGAGGTGGTTGAGAGCCGTGCTTCACACATATTGGAGTCAGCAATACGACTGATGACATACATCAGAGAGAACTTCGATCAAGGCACTGCATTTAAACTGGAGAAGAAGTTCAATTCAGCAATCAAGAACATGGACGCATCCAAGTTCAGCAAAGGTGTCGCTAGGATCAAAGAGAACCAAGACATCAAGAACAACGTACTTAAAATCAAAGACGGCGAATACCAAGAGGATTAATCATGTTGATAGAAGACGTCCTTACAGAATTCAAAAGGACTCACCTGGAACACATAGAGGACATCATAATAACTGATGGCTATGTGGGCGGACAGGCAGTGGTTGAATACTTCAGGGGACTACTACTAACACTTAAAGGCACGAGCTCAGAGGCAATGAGTGTGTCAGTGAAATGGGACGGAGCACCTGCTGTGGTGTGTGGAACCAATCCAGACAATGGCCAGTTCTTCGTGGGAACCAAGGCGGTGTTTGCAAAAGCGGCCAAGATCAATTACACAAAGAAAGACATAGCAAAAAATCACGGCACGGACGAACTGGGACAGAAACTGTTGAAGTGTCTAGTGCATCTTAAGAAATTGAACATACAGGGTGTGGTGCAGGGAGACCTACTGTTCATAGATGATAGCATCACGAGGAAGAACATAGACGGTAAGCCTCATCTGACTTTCACACCGAACACAATAACATATGCAGTTCCCGAAGATGGCGACCTAGCCAAACAGATAGACAGGGCCAAGTTGGGAATCATATTCCACACAACCTACGCAGGAGATTCATTAGCAACAATGAATGCACAGGGCGGGGCAGACGTCAGCTCATTCGCACAGAGTCCAGACGTGTTCTTTGACAACGCATCTTACAAGGACGTGTCAGGTAGTGCCAAGTTCACAGCAGATGAGTCACAACAGTTCTACAACAGCATTGACAAACTAGAAACATTGTTGAACAGTGTGCCGAGGGATCTATCAAGTGTGTTGGGACAGAACACAGATTTCGTGCCCATGTTCCAGATGTACATAAATGCAATGGTCAAACAAGGTGAGTTGCCCAGCAACGTCAACCAGTTCCTGCTAGGATTTAGAAAGTTCTACGCAGACAGAATGCAACAACAGATGTCCGGACTAAAGGCACAGAAGGCCTTACAACTGAGACAGGACAAGATGAAACAGATGCCCGTGTTCCTGAGCAAGGCAAAGAAACCATTACAGGCCATGCTGACTTTCTACAAGGCTGTACAGTCAATGAAAGGCTTTGTTCTCAAGAAAATGAATCAAGCAATGGCTATAGGATCATTCTCACAGACAGACAACGGACTACAAGTAACGGAACCAGAAGGTTTTGTTGCTGTGGACAAGGCAGGTAATGCTGTCAAATTAGTGGATAGATTGGGATTCTCTAGAAGGAACTTAACGGCTATCAGCAAATTCAAGAAATAGATTCAACGTCTTATTAATTTCTAAACTTAACTTTTCCTTATTGAACATTGTGTTGTAGTTGTGCTGTCGTAGTGCTTTGGTCTGCAGGTAGATGTCCTGCCACTTCTTATTCTTTAGGTCCTTGCATAATGAAACTATCTTGTTGATCCTCTTGTTGGGATCCTGCTCTAGATCATAGTCTTCATCAAAGTAAGAATTAAATGTTTTAAATCCCATATCTCTCAAACGTTGTAGGTACAGGTAGTTGCCATGCACCACGAAAACATGTTGTGCCATTATGGGTTTCCATATCTTCTCGGTCATGAACACCTCGTAGTCATTGTCGTTGGTCTCTGAAACAATGGAACAGACTGTGTCAACATATGGTAATCCAGTTATGTCCTGGTCCTTGCCCCAACGTGGATAATGTTCTGGCTCTATTCCAGGCAATTCATATTTCCTAGGTAACCTACGTGATGGTTCCATGTTGATGAAGGTGTATATGCTGTTCTCTAATACATTTTCCTGTAATAATTTGTTGTATAATGTTGTTCTGTGTTTTCTGGTCGCCTTGTTTAGGTACAAGAATTCATGTTTCTTGTGCCAGTAACTGCCGTTGTGATCATGTGTGACACTGAACTTGTTGTCTTTGTGCTTGTGATACATGTAACTCCAAAACCATGACACACCCCCGGTCCATGTGTAGTAAGGATATGGAATGTCTAGCTCTTTCATCCCGGTTACAAATATATCTGACTTCATGTTGTCAATAGATTCCCAGGGATTGGCCATTATGAATGTGAATCCTTGCTGGTGTAACAGTTCTAGCCTGCTGAGTAAATCTTGTTTGTATTCGTTGTTGTCTATGAGCCTGTTGTTGTTTATCCTCAAATCTATCAGTGCAAACTTCCTGTCATAACTGTCCAGGTTGTAATTGTGCAGTGTGTAGTACTCTCCGGTGTAATCAAAGGTCTGATCGGAAAATGAATGTGTGTCAATGAACTGTTCGTACGACTGATGGTCCCCGGTCTTCATTGCGTCTGTTAGAATAAAGTTTCGTTGCATATGCTCTATAAATACGTGTATGTTAACACCCTTTTTAAAGTATGTATCTGAGGCCAAGGTCATCAGGAGACATAGTGACTTGGGCAGATTCTCATTCACAGAGGTCACAGAGAGGATATACATAAGTTTCCTTGCACTGACACTGATGAGATCCATGGAACAGGGCAAAGCATTTACCAAGACATATGCTGACCAAACCATGGCCAAGGGAACCTTTGATCAAGTGAGGATGATGAACAACGACCTTGCCAACATGCTGGCCATAGTGGCAGGTGATCCAAACATCACGAAAAAACTCAAGAACAAGGACCAGGCACAGGCCATGAGACAGAGACAGCCTGTTCCGGTGATGGCCGTCAGGAGATACCTGAGATCATTTAACGAACCATTCAAGTTCCTGACACAGCTGGAGAGGGCACTGGGCATCACAGATGCGAACTACAGGAACCTGAGAAGAGCTATTGCTGACTATAAAAACTTGGATAGCAAAACACAGACACGTGCATCAGCGAAACTACTACAGATGTTGAAATCCAAACTTCCTGGCACAGATATCACTAAAAAAGTACAAGAACTCGTCAAATAGT